ATAGGAGAATCGGTATTCAACATGACAACAGCTGGAAGCGACTTTTCACTAGAAGTAGTGACAAGAGCAGCCAGTCAGGTACTGTCAGTAACAGAAATAGAAAGAGAAATCGACACTACTTCTACTACGGTATCCTTATCAGTCTTCTCTCAATAGCTCCAGTTAGAGCAGAAGAAGGAGAGACTAATAACACATCTAATCCAGTAGCTGCTGCGACAGGAAATGTAACAAATCAGGCGGTGCAATTCCAGAATAATGGGGCACCGTCTAGGCAGCACTATGGTCCTAACATAAGCTGTAATGGATCTACAATGACCTTCTCTCCATTCTATATGGGGAATCATACTAAACCTTGGGATATCGATGATGGTAAAATGAGCCCTTCTAGCTATACTATGGCTGAGAATTGGGGTGCTCAAATTAACTTTATGGTACCCTTAGATAAACGAGGGTTAGAACAATGTAGAAAAATAGCAGCTCGTCAAGAAGAAAAAATGAGATTAGACTATGAATTAGTTAGAGCACTTAAATGTGCAGAATTGCAACAAAAGGGATTTATGATAGATCCAACATCTACATTATATCCTATGTGTAAACATATCATAGTTATCTCTAAATATTTAAAGGACCAAGAAAAATCAACCCTTAAACCCACCAAGAAAAAAGCTTGGTACAACCTATTTAAAAACAATGATCCTAGTAATTAAACCCATCCTATTCGCCTTTCTTAAGTCAGATTCAGTTAAAAAGCTTGTAGTAGATCTATTAGAAGCTTATGTAGCTAGAACTGATAATAAGCTAGATGATCAGGCTTTGAAAATTGTAAAAGATAAACTATTTAGTTAAATGCCAAGAAAATCTAAAACTACTAAAGTTAAACAAACTATTAAATTAGAAGAAGCAGAAACTGCTGTACCTACTAAATATGCACCAACAATTAAAATAGGTGAGCCTACATTAGGTGTAGAACCTGAATTAGTTACTAGAGTTGGTCTGGGTAGTTTGGAAGTTATAGACAATGGTAGAACTCCTTACACTCCTTAATTATGGCAAAAGCCACAGAAGAGAAATTTAATGAATTACACACGCTTGTGACTGATGAATTCTTAAAAAGAGTTCGTACTGGTGAAGCTAGTACTGCTGATTTAAAAGCAGCTTGTGATTGGTTAAAAACAAATGATATTACTGGTATTGCTTACGAAGGTAATCCATTAGATAAACTAGCTAATATCATGCCTAAAGTAAACCCAGAACTTGTACAAAAAAGAATGTATGGGAAACAGTACACAAACGTATAGGACTAACGCTAAATCAAGAGCTAAACACGTTCGAGATAATAGTCCTGGTGGTAAATATGCTCATTCTAATGAGTATAAACGTAAACACGGTAAGGCTAGAGCTGCTTTAAAAATACCTAAAGGTTCTAAGATGGATGCATCTAAACAACCTGATGGGTCTTATAAAGCAGAAAGTCGTACAACTAATAGAGGTCGTGGAGGTGCTAAACGCAAATGAATACGACCTCTTTAAAAAATAGATTAGAACTTTTAAGTTATATTCAAAAATCTGAGTGGTTTAAAGATCTTGAAAGAAGTAAACTAACTATACCTAAAATTGAAGATACAGAAGAAGGTAAAGATCCTAGCCCACCTCCTGAACCAGGTACACCGTTAAAACCAAACGAAGAACGTAGTTATCATTTAGTTGATACTAAAGTTATTAAACCTAACAGGAATCAACTATCAATAAAATGATCCTTACACATATTAGTTAATTATGGGCATAATACCAGGCATGGGTGTGACTAGAAATGAGTTTCTAGACGAATATGAATACGATGGTAAATATTATAAAAATTATGAAGACATACCTTTTGCTACTAAAAAGGCTTATGAAACAGTCGTTCCAGCTGTAGGTAATTTTGCTAAAAAAGCTTGGCAGAACGAACTTGACCAACCTATTACTGGTCATGTATTAAAAGGAGCTGTTTGGGCAGCTACTAAAACTTTCCAGTATATAGATAAAGAATCCATGGGAGGTATAAGTGGAGCACTTGGCTTACTTGATAAAGGTATGACTAAGGCTGCTGATGCAGTAGAATACCATACTGGATTATATTCTCCAACAGCTAAAATTGGTACTGAATTAGTAGTAGATTATTTAGCAACAGGTGGTGGAGGTAAAGCTCTAAAAACAGCAAGAGTTGTAGCTAATAAGGCTGATAATTTTGCTACTACTGTAGCTAAAAATATATTACCTGAACAACAATTAGCTTATGAAACCGTACTAACTAATGATAGTTTATTCCGAGATGTAGTAAACACCGCTGTTAATACTCCTGGTTTTAAACCTGCAGATATGTTTGCAGCTACGGTAACTAGAAAAAGTACATCAAGACTAGAAGGATCAAAAGTATTAGGTGGACAAAATAGAGAAGCTAGATTACATTATGATAATTTAAAACTTGTGAGACATTCTGGTAATAAACAAATAGCTTCAACTTCAACTCACCATATGAATCAACTTATACAACAAGCTGATGCTGTAATCAATCATCCTAAAGGAGATTCAATACTTAAGAATTTAAGAGCTAAAAAAATACCAGTAGGAGATGATATAGAAAATTATACCTCTATTTTAGATTGGAACCCAGCCCATTTACGAAATGAAAGAGTTAGAAAAGCAGTAGAATTATACCCAGACATACCAAGTAAAACATTTAATGATGCTTTTGGAGCTAGTGATTTCTTACCTCCACAACTTACTATTAATGAAGCAGAACAATTAAGACTTTTAAAATCTAAAACAGATATTACAACAGAAGAGTTTTTTGATAGTTTGGGACGTAAAGGTAGTTACCCAAGTATTGATCTATTTAAACCAGATGGTACTAAAATTACATGGAGAGCTAAGACTGGTAAGGAGTGGGATAATAGATTTAAAGTAATAAATAAACATTATGGATCAAATATAGATTCTAAACAACTTTATAATATAAAAATAGATCCAGAATTAGCTACTTATGCTCCTGATCATGGTTATTTACATAAAGAAATATTAGATAATTTACCATCTCATAAACGATTAAAAGAATTGCAAAAATCAGGTGAATGGAAAACATTATCAGAACAAGACGCTACAAAACTTTTAATACAAGTAAGTAATGATTCTTTTAAAATGTCACATGGAATATCAAAATGGAGATATGGGCAAATTGCTGAATATTATGAAAAGATGAAGTTAAATTCTAAAGTTCTAGGTAAATTAAAAAATAAAAAATGGAATCAATTACCAACAAATATTCAACAAGAATATTTTAAAGAAAATGCTTCTAAGCTATCTTCTTATGGTTCTAGAACAATACCTAGTATGAACGAATTACTTACAAGTACTAAAAAACTAACTCAAAAAGAAAAGAACTTTTTCGGAATTAAATAACCATGGCAACATTAAAATCAAATCTCTTAAAAATTATTACAAAAAAACTAAAAGCTGGTAAACCGCTAACTAACAAAGAAAAGATTATGATTGCATCTATACCTGGAGTTAAATATTCAGGTTCAGGTACAGATCCTGCTGTTAATGCTCTTCTAAAAACTCTTTATGAAAAAGGTCCAGGATCATTAGATTCTAGTGGTTTCAAACGAAAATACGGAAGTAGATTTAATAAACTTCCGTGACCGATCCTTTAACCTCCTTACAACAGGACTTCAAACTATTCCTTCAAGCCTTATGGCATGAACTAGATTTACCTTCACCTACCAGAGCACAATATGCAATCGCAGACTATCTTCAGCATGGACCTAAACGTCTTCAAATACAAGCTTTCCGTGGCGTTGGAAAGTCGTGGATCACAGGAGCCTTCGTCCTCTGGACTCTCTTTAACGATCCAGAAAGAAAAATTATGATTATATCTGCCTCTAAAGAGAGAGCAGATAACATGTCCATTTTCCTACAAAAACTAATCATTGAAACTCCATGGCTCAAACATCTCAGACCGAAAGCAGACGATTCACGTTGGAGTCGCATCAGCTTCGACGTAAACTGTTCACCTCACCAAGCCCCAAGCGTAAAGTCGGTGGGAATAACTGGACAGCTAACAGGAAGTCGCGCAGATTTGATGATCTTGGACGACATAGAGGTGCCTGGAAACTCCATGACGGAGTTAATGCGTGAAAAACTTTTACAACTTTGTACAGAGGCTGAATCTATCCTCACGCCAAAAAGTGATAGCCGTATTATGTATCTCGGGACTCCTCAGACTACCTTTACTGTTTATCGTAAGCTGGCTGAGCGTAACTACCGTCCGTTCGTTTGGCCCGCCAGATATCCCAGAAAAGCCAAACTTAGTCAATACGAAAACCTATTAGCACCTCAGATACAAGCTGACTTAGATACAGGTGCTTTAGAATGGGATCCTACAGATGATAGATTCGATAACGAAGACCTAATAGAACGTGAAGCATCTATGGGTCGTTCTAACTTTATGCTTCAGTTCCAGTTAGACACTAGCTTATCTGATGCTGAAAAGTTCCCTCTTAAAATGGCTGACCTTGTTGTCACCTCTGTTAATCCTACTAAAGCCCCTGAGTCCGTTGTATGGTGCTCAGATCCTTCAAATATCATCAAAGAACTACCTACAGTTGGCCTCCCAGGAGATTATTTTTACAGCCCGATGCAACTTGTTGGAGAATGGGATGATTACGACGAAACAATTTGCAGCGTTGACCCTTCGGGTCGAGGCAGCGATGAAACGACTGCAGCATTTATATCCCAACGAAACGGATTCCTCTATCTGCATGAAATGCGAGCATACCGAGACGGGTACTCAGACAACACATTGCTAGATATCCTTAAAGGCTGTAAGAAATATAATGCTACTACCCTACTAATCGAATCTAACTTCGGTGATGGTATCGTAGCTGAACTATTTAAAAAACATATACAACAGACAAAACAAAACATATTCATAGAAGAAACTAGAGCTAATGTTAGAAAAGAAGATCGTATTATTGATTCCCTTGAGCCTGTTTTTAATCAGCATCGTCTTATCGTTAACAGGAGTGTTATCGAATGGGACTATGCGTCTAACAAAGACGAAGCTCCAGAACTTAGACTCATGTATATGCTATTCTACCAAATGTCTAGAATGTGCAGAGAGAAAGGTGCAGTTAAGCATGATGACAGACTTGACGCCCTAGCTCAAGGTGTTAAATATTACACAGATGCACTCTCTATTAATGCTGATAGAGCTATTAAACAACGTGAACTAGATGAGTGGAATTCAATGATAGAAGATTTCATAGAACACCCCCAAAGCTCCGCTAATCACTTGGTATTTGCTATGAATAGAGACCAAAGAGACAAAGCTAGAGGTCTAGAAGGTGGAAAGTCAACTCCCACCTGGGTTTAAGCTAACCACATCCGTATACAGGGGAAGGGAAGGGTGGACCCGTCCCCTTAAGGGAGGAATCTCGTCTTTCAGACATCAATTCCTCCTTTCTATATACTTATATCCCCAAGACACATAACACACCACCCTCTTTCTTTGTCTCCCCGTTGGATATACTTATAATACTTACTCTAACTACTCTACCCTATTATGAAACTATTTTTAGATACTGCTGATGTTAAAGAGGTCAAGAAAAGACTTTCTACTGGCCTTATATCAGGTGTAACAACTAACCCTACCCTTATCTTTAAAAGTGGTAAGCATCCTCAAGATGTATACTGGGATTTAATTAAATTAGGTATTGATGATGTTAGTATGGAAGTAGTGGGAGATAATGAAGAAGATCTCTTCTCTAGAGCTATGGGACATGTTAAATCCTATGGTTCTAATACTACTATTAAGGTTCCTTGTTCTGTGGATGGTCTAAGAGTCTGTAAGAGGCTCTCAACGGTTAATGTGAGGGTTAATGTCACTTTGATCTTTAGCCCGGCACAGGCGATCCTAGCGTCCTTAGCGGGTGCTACCTATATTTCACCTTTTATTGGTAGAATGGATGATAATTCCTTAGATGGTATGAAATTAATTAACGATATTAAGAATGTAGGCGTATCTGCTAAGATTTTAGCTGCTTCTATTCGTGATCCTCAGTCTGTAGGTACCGCCTTCGCATTAGGGGCTGATATTTGTACTGTTCCTATCTCTGTATTCGATAAAATGTACCAACATGTGCTAACCGACAAAGGTATTGAACAGTTTAACAAGGATGCAGCAGCATGAGCTGGGTTATACCTGGGATATGTATGATATTCTTATTGATTTGGTATTTTACTTTCATCTTCCCTGAAAATTTGACATAAATTTCTGAAGGCACTACTTAAGACAGGCGAGACTCGTTGCCCCCCAAGGGGTCTCGGCCTCTTTCTTTATACAAACCGTTCGCGCTTCGCGCTCACTCCCACAAAGCATGATTGCACGTGTTAATTATTATTCAGCGCGCGCAATTAGAGCGAGTTGCGTAGCAACGAGCGGGTTGCAATATGTTTGGGATTGTTGACATCAAATCGTGAGCATCTCTCTT